AGTCGAGGTCCAAGGGCAAGACGCCGAGCAACCCACCCCCGCAGGCTTGGCTGCGCGAGAAGCGAGGAAGTGCCCCCTGCGCCTTGGCGTGCATCGGCTCAAGCATGGGCGACAACCACGCCAGGGCGGCGCTTTGACTCGTGCGCGTCCACGCATCGCGCGCCGTGTCGGCCTCGATTTCCACACAACACTAGCTGAACACCACGAACGCGGGCTTGTCTGGTCGTCGCCCGATTGCTTCATCCTGGCGATGGAGTCGTGGAAGGATTTTGAAGGGCCGAATCCTGAACCGGCCTATTTCATCACTCTCGCGGTCGGTGACATTGGGCAGTTTGTTCGCATCGACCCGAAACCGGATAAGAAGTGGATTGGGTTTGCGAGACAGGACGGCGGAGATGTCCATTGGTTGCCCTATGCCAGACTTCGGGCGCAGTATCTCAAAACTGAGAACTTGCCAGATTCGCAGAATTGAGAGAGAGTCTGCCAATTATGGCCGACGTCTTCGATCTCCTCACTCCTGAGCCTGCTATCTTTGGCCGCTTAGGCTGGCGCTCTGAACCTCCATGCAACGGCGGGGGCGCGAAAAAGCCCAAGCCACCGCCACCAGCGCCAGCGCCAGTCCGCGCCGATTCAGCCGCAGGCGAGCAAGCTGCAATCACCTCGGGCCGTCGTGATGGACTGCGAAAGACGATCAATCCAGACAACCCGCTCGCGCCCGCGTCGTCTCTCGGCTCCATCGGCAAACTCGGCATGGGCGGCGAGGGCACGATGATCAACACCTTCACGCCTCCTGCTTCCTTGATGAAGCCTAAACCCGGCTCGAAATACCTGTAACATGAGCGAACTATTCGAGGGAACGGAGCAAACTAAGGGCTGGCTCAAGCGCTACGAGAAGCTGAAGACGGCTCGCGGCGTCTGGGATACTGCATGGCAGGAGATCGCCGAACACATCTTCCCTCGTAAGGCCGGCATCACACAAAAGGACTACACGCCGAACAACAACCGGGATGCGCGGCTCTACGATACGACGGCGATGGATGCGCTTGGCAAGTCTGTTGCGGGCTACATGTCATGGACGACGAACAAGACTCAACCTTGGTATGAGTTCACGCCCGTTTTGCAACAGCGCCGAAGTGATCCAGTGAAGAACTGGCTCCGTGAGTGCTCAATGGTTTCGCAGGAATACATTGCCGACTCGAATTTCTACACGGAGCGGCACGAATACCTCAATGACGTTTGGGGATTCGGAACGGGATGCATGTTCGTCACAGTGACGCCCAAGGGAAAGACGCACTTCGAGAAGATCAAGATCGGCACATACGTTTTCTGGCAGGATGAGAACAAGCAGGCTTGTGGCATCATCCGCGAGATCAAGTTCACCGCGTATCAGGCTGCGCGGCAGTTCGGCGCTGAGAACCTGCCGAAGCACATCGCGGAAAAGCTCGAAAAGGAGCCTGACACGGAATGCACGTTTTACCACGTCGTAGAGCCGCGTGACCCTGCTATGCGCTCGAATGAGGAGTTTGCTCCTGCCAAGCGGAAAGCATACCTCTCCTGCTACTTCGAGAAGGTGTCCGGCAAGGTGATGATGGAAGGCGGATTCGATCACTTCCCGTTTATGATTGGCCGCTTCCTGAATTGGGACGCGCTCGATTTTGGCGATGTCTGGGGCTACGGTCCGGGATTCACGCTCCTGCCAGAGTCGCGGCAGCTGAACTTCTTCCGCATGATGTATGACGTGTTCGTGGAGAAGAAAGTCTTCCCACCGATGGCCGCGCCTGACACGCTGGAAGGCTCGTTAAAACTGGCACCTCGCGCCATGAACTACTACGGCGCAGGAATGCAGCCTGACGCCATCTTCCCTATCGGCGTGACTGGTGACTTCGTGGAAGGCGAGAAACATATTCAAACGAGGAAGGACATGATATACCGGCTGTGTCACTTGGACATGTTCCAGATGTTCGCGCAGATCGGCAGCGCAGGCCGTGAGATTACAGCGTTTGAAGCATCGCAACTCGCGGGTGAAAAGCTCGATGCCATCAGCCCCGCGTTTGACCGTGATACTGGCGAGTTCACGACGCCGATGATGACGCGGCTATTTGACCTCTGGGCCGAGAATGGGATGCTGCCTACACCTCCGCAGGAAGCAATTCAGCAAGTCGGGCCGAATTTGATCCAGCTACCAACGCCCAAGGTGACGATGACATCGCGCCTTGCACTGGCGCTGAGGTCTATCACGCTTCGCTCTTCGGACATGCTGATTAATAAGATCGCCATGCTTGCGCCGATCATGCCTGACATCGTGGATCACGTTGACGCTGGCTTCTTCGTGCGTGAGTCCGCTCGCCTTTCCGGCTGTGACCCCCAACTCCTCAAACCGCTGGAAGAAGTGGCAGCAATTCAGCAGCAACGGGCGCAGGCACAGCAAGCTCAAATGGCAATGATGGCCGCTAAGGAGGGCGCGCAGGCTGTAAAAAACATTGGCGGAATGGAAAAAGCCGAGCAACTTCTGGGAGCGGCTTAACGGGTCGCATCATCACATCATCACATGACCCCCATTGAAACCTATCTCCAGCCGCTTGAGGGCACTGTTGCGCAAGTCCACGAAAAGGCCGCGCTTGCCGTGCTGCAACTGCGGGACAATGAGAGTTTTATCACGCTTTTCAGGTTCATGAATCAAATCAGCGGTGGGGCGCTTACTTCGCCTTTTGTGGACGCTAAGGGCAATTCAGTCGAAGCATCTGACGCCTCACGATCTGACGGCAGCAAGGCCTTCCCGCGCTTCATCCTCGATACCATCCTCAACAACTATAAGCCATGAGCTACTCAATCACCCCAGAACAGCGCGTCCTGAAAGACGGCGAAGATGTCGGCTACATTCTCGACGGCATCTGCTACACGAACGATCCGCCGAAAGGTCGCGGCATCTCATCGTTTCGGGCGATGGCTGGTGACTCAGGTTTGCAGTTTAAGCCGCTGCCAGTGGAGACTGAAACCACTTCCGAAGCTGAGACGATCACAGAGACGATTCAGCCGAAAGCGCCAGCAATCCCAGAGCCTCCACGCTCTCCCGTTCTCGGTGATCGTGATCCCGAGTGGCAGCGCTGGTTTGTCGCCACGCACGGCGAGCAAGCATTCAGAGACAAATGGCCCACAAGAAAACTCCCATAAACCATGAGCGAACCAACATCACCACCAGCAGAACCAACGCCGTCACTCGGCAGTCTCGGCAATCCTGACCCATCGGCACCGCCAACCAATCTACCGCCTCCGCCTCCAACGTCTGCGCAGACATTCACCGACCTGCTCGACGACAAAGGAGGTTTCAAACAGGACTGGACGAAGTCTCTGCCCGATCACCTTAAGCCATTTGAAGGCTCGCTGTCGAAGTATCCGACGCCGTTTGATGCACTCGCAGGCCTGGGCAACGCTCAAAAGCTCATCGGCCAACGCCAAAGCGTGAAGCTCCCCGGCGAGGGCGCGACAGATGAGCAGTGGGGGCAATACCGGGCGGAGATTTCCAAGATCACGGGCGCTCCCGAGACAGCGGAAGACTACGGCCTGAAGGCTCCTGACAATCTGCCGGAAGGCGTGGAATGGAACGGTGAGCTTGCGGGCAAGGCTGCGTCCATCGCTCACAAGTATGGTCTGCCTCCGCAGGCATTGCAGGAGCTGATTGCCCTGAATAATGAGAACATGGGCAGCATCATGGCGAAATCGGCAGAGGCTCAAAAGGCCGAAGCTCAGGCGCTTATCACGAAGCTGAACTCCGAATGGGGCAAGGACGCGCCCGAAAACTGGCAGCAGGCCAAGCGTGGCATTGCCATTCTCGGCGGTGATCCGACCAAAGACAGCTACTCCACTGAGGATGTGATGCGCCTCGCTCTCGCTGCCGACAAGATGTTTCGTGAGGACTCCGGCCTTATCAACGGCGACAGGGGCAACACGATGACTACGATCGATGAGCGCATGGCACAGCTCAAAGCTGACCCGGCTTACCAGTCCCCCAAGAACGACACAGAACTGAAACGCCAAATGGAAATTCAGCAGCAGCTTTT